ATTCTTGATCGCATCGCGCTGATGCATCAGCGGGCCGAAGCGGCGAAATCCGATGTTGCGCCACACGGCTGAAGAGCTTGCGCTTATGCCGCCGGACCGCGCGGCGGCGATAATCCGGCGGGCGAAAACGGCTGACCTGCAGGCATCAATGCAGTCCTGGCGCTTCTGGAGGCTGGCGGCGCAGGCCGAGCCCGAGGGAGATTGGCGGATCTGGCTGGTGATGGCGGGGCGCGGCTTTGGCAAGACACGAATGGGGGCCGAATGGGTCCGCGAGCGCGCGGAGAGCGACGGGGATTTGCGGATTGCGCTGGTCGCGGCGACGATTGTCGAGGCACGCGCGGTCATGATCGAAGGCGAAAGCGGTTTGCTGGCCAGTGCGGCGGGCGGCATGCCGGTCCGGTGGGAGCCTTCGCTGCGCAAACTGAGCTGGGACAATGGCGCGGAAGCCCGCATCTATTCGGCCGCCGAGCCCGAGGCCCTGCGGGGTCCGCAGCATCACATCGCCTGGGCCGACGAGATCGCAAAATGGCCCTATGCGCTTGCGGCATGGGACAATCTGATGATGGGGCTGCGGCTCGGTACGCAGCCGCAGGCCATGGCCACCACGACGCCGCGTCCGGTGCCGCTTCTCAAGCAGCTCCACGGGTCGGCGGATGTGCGCCTGACACAGGGTCGGACAGCGGACAATGCCGCGAACCTGCCGCTGGCCTATCTGCGGGCGATGAAGGCTGAGTATGGCAATCGGCGGATCGGTCGTCAGGAACTGGACGGCGAACTGATCGAGGATGCCGAAAGCGCGCTCTGGAAGCGGGCGCGCCTTGAGGATTGCCGGATGCGCATCGTTCCGCCGCTCGTGCGCGTCGTGATCGGGGTCGATCCGCCTGCAAGCCGTTACGGCGATGCTTGCGGGATTGTCGTTGCCGGACTGTGCGCGAGCGGCAAGGCCTGGGTGCTGGCCGATGCGAGCGTTTCAGGCCGGTCCCCCGAGGGCTGGGCGCGCGCTGTCGCCGATGCGGCGACGCAGTGGCAGGTCGATCGGGTGATTGCCGAAAAGAACAATGGCGGGGACATGGTCGAGAGCGTGCTGCGGGCGGCTGACGTCTCGTTGCCGATCCGCCTCGTCCACGCCAGCCGCGGCAAGGTGGCGCGGGCAGAACCAGTGGCGGCGCTCTATGAAAAGGGGCGCGTCCATCACGCCGGTGCGTTCCCCGCGCTTGAAGATGAAATGTGCGGGCTGATCGCGGGCGGTGCCTATGAAGGTCCCGGCAATTCGCCGGACCGGGCCGATGCCCTCGTCTGGGCCCTGACAGAATTGATGCTGGGCAAGCGATTGACCGGCCCGCGCGTGCGGACGGTCTGACGCTCCCGCGCCCATATCCAGAAAGGAAAAAGAAATGTTGTTCAAGAAGATTGCCCGCTGGGCAGGACGGCGCTTGTCCGAAAAATCCACCTATGTCGGCTTGGCGACAGTGGCCGTTGCGGTGGGTGCGCCTGCCGAAGTCATCGAAACGATCGGCAAGGCCGGGCAGGTTGCGGCGCTGATCTTCGGCACGGGGCTGGCAGCTGCGACCACTGCGCCGACGAAGTTCCCCGCCGACACTGCGGAGTAGATCATGAAATTGTTCGGCTGGAAATCGGCCGGGCGCGCGGTAGCGCGTCCGCTGCTTTCGCACGGCTTTTCAACCTGGGGTTCGGCTGACTGGCCGCGCTCCTACGAAGCGCAGTTGCGGGAGCTTTATCTTGGCAATGCCGTGGCGCAGCGCGCGGTGCGGCTGGTGGCGGAAGGGGTTGCATCGGCGCCGCTGAGCACGTCCGAGCCCAAGGCACTGGCACTCGTCTCGGCAACGAGTGGGGGCCAGTCCCTCCTCGAAACGGTTGCGATGCAGTTGCTGCTGCACGGGAATGCCTATGTCGAACTGCTGGCCGGGCCCGATGGCGCTCCGGCCGAACTGTTCGCCCTCCGCCCCGAACGGGTGAGTGTCGAGCCGGACCCGCGCGGATGGCCTATGGCGTTCGTCTATCGCGCCGGGGCGGCAACGACGCGGCTTGCGAGCGATCGGGTGATCCACATCCGGACGCATCATCCGCTCGACGATCATTACGGGCTTGGCTGTCTCGACGCGGCGGCCGGTGCCATGGCCGCGCACAATGCCGCGACGCGATGGAACAAGGCGCTGCTCGACAATGCCGCGCGGCCATCGGGTGCGCTCGTTGCCGAGGGCAGCGAGACGCTGACCACGGACCAGTTCACCCGGTTGCGCCAGGAAATGGAGGAGAGCTTTTCAGGATCCGGCAATGCCGGGCGGCCGATGCTGCTTGAAGGCGGGCTGCGCTGGCAGGCGATGTCGCTTTCGCCCACCGACATGGATTTTGCGGGACTGAAGGCGGCGGCCGCGAGAGAGATTGCGCTGGCGTTCGGCGTGCCCTCGGTGCTGCTCGGCCTGCCCGGCGACGCGACCTATGCGAATTATCGGGAAGCCAACAAGGCGCTCTGGCGACAGGCGATCCTGCCGCTGGCGGGCAAGATCCTCGATGCGCTGGCCGAGGGGCTATCGCCCTGGTTTGCCGGGCTGAAACTGTCCGTCGATCTCGACCAGGTGCCGGCGCTTTCGGAAGACCGGGAGAGGCTGTGGGCGCAACTGACGGCTGCAGATTTCATCACCCTGAACGAGAAGCGAGTGATGATCGGGCTGGAGCCGATTGCGGAACCTCAGGCGACGGAGCGGGTCGAAGTCAAGTTCAACCCTTGGCACGACCCGAAAGACGGCCGCTTCACGTTCAGACAGGGTGGATCCATTTCCGGTGGGGGCGGCGGCTTTGGTGGTGGCGGCGCGACGGGCCGATTTAATGTGCCTTCGCGGCCGAGACCCAAAAGCACCACAAGCCAGACGCCAAAGCCAGTCGTCTCAGTGCCGAAACCGAGCCCGAGCGCAACTGACCGCATGCACCGGATCACCGAGAATGGTTATGATTTCGATCTGGACAGCGACAACCGAACGCGCCGGGCTGGCGGCACCGTGAGACTGGATTCGGGGCAACGGCGCTCACGGTCTGTGCAACGGCGGGCCGGCGTGCCGGACCGACTGCCGTCGGATGAGGGCGGACATTATGTTGCCCGTGAATTCGGTGGCCCCGACAAGGACTTCAACCACTTCGCCCAAGATGGCGATTTCAATAGGCGCGGCTATCGCAAACTGGAAAGGGATTGGGGCAAGATGACCCAGGCTGGCAAGAAAGTCACATTTGCCATTATTCCGCAATATCCGCGCGGTTCTCGGCGTCCATCGGCGATCAATGTCACGTATTTCGACGGCAAGGACATTCATGTCGAAAATATTCCGAATGGCCGAGGGAGGTAGCGTAATGACGATGACGGACAAGGGCGAAATTCTGGAGGAAATCGGGAGGCTCGTTGACGATCAGCTGGGCGGGAATAGTGAAAATTCCTTTCTCTATGCCGAAATCGCGAAGAATTTGGGCTCAGCCTATATATTGGAGGAAGACGAAGGCCGGATGATCTTTCATGTTGCGGACATGGAGATTTTCTGGGCCGCAATGGCGTTGTGGGAGCTGGAACCGAAACGGCGTCGCTGGCAAGTGATGCGCTATTCGATGGCAGACGGGAAGTTCACAGCGGAATTTGATTATCCCGAAGACCTCGATCAGGAAGAGTTTTCAGGCGATCGGGCGATGCGTGTGTTGAGGGAATACGCTGGCAACAGGGCAATGGACAATACGCTCGAGATCGAGAAATTCAGGCGCCTTTACGGATATGATATCTGATGGCCCTTTTCTGATCGAGCATGCCCAACCGGGCCCAAGCTGAGGTAAACGCCATTCTCACTCGTCATCTGGTATCGATCGCGCTCATGACGAGTGCCGCCGTCGCTGCATCGACGCCTGCCGCCGCATCATCAACACAAGATGTTTCGGATGTGACGGCAAGCCTTTATTGTCTTTCACACAGCCGGTTCCGGTTCCAAGACCCCAAGGCTCGTCAGTACCGTGTCCGATATATCGTTGATACGCGGAGTTTCGCGGGGGAACGCCATATCCTGCTGTTTGTGGAGGCGGCAGGCGGATTGACCCGGTGGTATGATGTTGAAGTTTTCCGGATGCGGCCTGCGCGCGGCTACCGGCTCACAAACAATGCCGAGTTGGTTGGAGGCCGCGAGGGTCTCAGGCTTGTCGGCCCACCTTTGGGCGGCATATGGGCAAATGATCGCCTCGAACGGGCACTGGCAAAATTACGGTTGCGGCCGACGGTCGTGGTCAAAACCGCAAAGAATCTGGCCCATAAGGAACAGTGCCAGTTGTTCGGCGATGGATTTTCTGCCCGGTAATCGACGGGGCCGCCATCCCGGCTGAACCGACCATTCAAACTGAACCACAGAGCCGCCTTCGGGCGGCTTTTTCTTTGTCCGGAGCGCACATGATGAGCGATTCAACCCTGATGATACAATTGACTGCGCAGGCAGAGGCGCATGGCGCCGACCTGCTGACGCTGCGCGCGCTGATCGAAGAGGCCTGCGAACTGGGTGCCGCGCGGGCGCTCCGGGCGCTTGGCCTTGAGGATGATCGGGCGCGCAAGGATCTGGACGAGATGCGCGAGCTGCTGTCGGCCTGGCGCGAAGCGAAAGGAGCGGCGGGCCGCGCACTGATCGGCTGGCTGGTGCGCTGCGCCCTTGTCCTGCTGGCTGTGGGTATGGCCGTGAAGTTCGGCCTCGGCGGGATCACCCTCCCATGAGGTTCGCAGGCTATGCCGCCATTTTCGACCGCCCTGACAGCGGCGGGGATATTGTCCGCAAAGGAGCCTTTGCCGGCGCGCCGGCCAAGGGCGTTCCGCTCTTCTGGCAGCATGATCCGGCGCACCGGATCGGCACGATCGAGAGCTTGCGCGAAGACGGGCGCGGTTTGCGCGTGATCGGCCGGGTGGCCGCGGGGCGCGCGGTGGCGCCAGGGCAAGGGCTGTCCTTCGGATACCGCGTCCGCGCCGCCCGCAACGGTCCGTTCCGGGAACTGACTGACCTCGAACTGATCGAAGTGAGCCTCGTCACGCAACCGATGCAGCTGCTCGCCCGCGTGCATGCCGTCGAAGAGTTTCAACAAGGAGAAGACCATGGACTATGAAGTGAAGGCCGGATCGCTCGAGGAGAGCTTTGCGGCGGTTGAAGCCAATGCGGGCGCGGTCGAACGACCGGTCCTGTCCGGCAGCGACACGTCGCGCTCTGCCTTTATCGACGGCTATATCCGCAAGGGCGCGGCGCTTGAACTGAAGAGCGTGTCCGGTGCGACGCCGGGCGACGGCGGCTATGCCATTCCGCGCGAAATCGACGCGACGGTCGATGCGCTGCTCAAGAGCATTTCGCCCATTCGCGCGATTGCCAATGTCGTGCAGGTCGGCAGTGCAGGCTATCGCAAGCTGGTCACGCAGAATGGCGTTGCGTCGGGCTGGGCCGCCGATGATGCGGCGCGGCCCGACACCGGAACGCCGCTGTTCAACGAAGTCGTGCCGAGCTTCGGCGATCTTTGTGCCAAGCCTTCGGCGACGCAGGCCATGCTTGACGATGCCCAGTTCGATGTCGAGGCCTGGCTGGCTGGCGAGATTGCGACCGAGTTCGCCAAGGCTGAAGGGTCTGCCTTCGTCAATGGCAATGGCGTGAACCGGCCGAAGGGCTTCCTGCAGGCACCAACCGCTGCGACGCCGGATGCGGTGCGGGCGTTCGGGACTCTGCAATATGTGCCGACCGGCACCTTGGGCGCCTTTTCAGCGAGCCCGCAGGACAAGCTTGTCGAACTCGTCCACACACTGCGTTCGCCTTACCGCCAGGGTGCCGTGTGGGTGATGAATGCCACGACTCTTGCCGCCATCCGCAAGTTCAAGACGACCGACGGCGCCTTCCTCTGGCAGGCGGGGCTGGCATCGGGGCAGCCCGACACGCTGCTCGGCTATCCGGTGATCGGCATTTGGTACTGGTGCGCGGACCAGACCATTGTGCAGCGGGTGCTCGGCGCGA